GGCACAGTAGATCCAATGTACGGCAACGTATTTGTTGAGACAGTTATAGGTCAGCGTTTCTTTGAGTTAAAACCTGCTAGTTCTAATATTACAACCGACTACAGTTCAATAGATTGGGATAACTTTTATCTTACTACTGTAGGCGTATCTGGAGAATCTCCTCCGTACATAAGTCGCAACCTTAAATTCTTAACAACTGAAGAATGGAAAGACTTTCGCAGAGTTGGAGAGAACCTAGACGATGCAGACACACAAAACTACGGTGTTCCTTCTGCCGTTATTAGAAGCCCAGACTCACGTAAGTTTGGACTCAGCCCTATTCCCGATAAGGTATACCGCGTTTGGTTTTATGCGTGGAAACTACCAACAAAACTAGTTGCTCATGGCGACAATATAGTTTTCCCAGATTTGTATACTGGTGTTCTACAAGCTAGAGCTAGGTACTATATCTGGCAGTTCAAAGACAATCCACAGGCGGCATCATTCGCATTAGATGATTACAAAAAAGGATTACGCAGTATGCGTTCTAACCTTATTGAGCCTACGCCTACATATATTAAAGATGATCGGATGAGGTATGTTTAATGGCCGCTTCACAACCCTTTGGTATTTCTTGTAGAGGCGGGTTAAATACTAACCTTAATCAGCTTGAAATGCTTGCTCAGCCCGGAGTTGCTACAGAGTTATTAAACTTTGAAGTGAATCCAGATGGCGGGTACAGACGTATAAATGGTTACTCAGCTTTTGGATCTAATCGACCTAACGGTGGTGAAACTGTATTAGGACTTAAAGTTTATGCAGACGGTGTAGTTGTTTGTAGCGGTACAGGTATTTTCTTTAGTGTTGATGGAGCAAGTTGGTTACAGCTAAACAAAGCAAGCGTAGCCAGTGGAGGAGACAACTTCACAACCTTTAGTAACCGTAGCGTAGATGCAAGAACTGGACAAGCCCAAGTAACTTTTACAATCTTTGAAGGCAACAGCGACTACGGTCAGCTTATAATCACTGATGGGATAAACAAGCCTTTCTTATTTAATATGACAGGCACTGGTGGCTTAGCTTCTCGAACATTCTTTGCAGAAGAAGTAACAGTAAGCGGATCAACAGCCCCTACAGTATGTGTTATTCACGACAGCCATTTAGTTGTTGCAGGAGCGCCAAGCGCAAAGAACACAATCTTTTATAGTGGGACACTTGACCCCGCTAGTTTTTCTTCAACAGGTTCTGGAAGCATTTTACTCCCTGATCAAATAGTAGGCATTAAAAGTTTCCGTAACGACTTAATGATTTTCTGCCGTAACAGTATTCACAAGCTTATAAATATAAATAATGCTAGTACTGTTGCAGTAGTCCCAGTAACACAAAACGTAGGTTGCCTTAGCTCTCATAGTATTCAGGAGATTGGTGGTGACTTAGTATTCCTTAGCCCCGACGGTATTCGTTCAGTGGCAGGTACAGCACGTATTGGTGACGTTGAATTAGGATCAGTAAGTAGGCAGATACAATCAGTAATAGCTACACTTGCAAACTCTGTAAACACCTTTACACTTACAAGCACAGTACTCCGCAGTAAGTCTCAGTATAGATTATTCTTTAGTCAGGTAGGAGGTGGATCATCTTCTGCACTAGGCATTATTGGAACTTTAACACCTAACGGTTTTGAGTGGTCTGAAACAAAAGGAATACAAGCAACAGGATTAACATCAGGATTTAACAAAGACGGTGTAGAAAATACATTCCACGGAGATAATAAAGGCTATATCTATAACCACGACACAGGAAATTCTTTTTCTGACTCAGGAATAGCTTTTAATATTAGCGCAAAGTATACTACACCCAATTATGACTTTGGAGACATTGGAACTCGAAAGACTTTATACTACGTAAAAATATCTGTTTCCCCTGAAGGGCAGATACTTCCATCTTTAAGACTTAGATACGACTACGAATCTTTAGATATTCCACAGCCTCCAGTATATCCAGTAGAGGGTATTCCAATTCCTTCGGCTTTTGGATCAGCAATATTTGCCGCGGCTACATTTGGTGGCAGTAAAGACCCAATGTTTAGACAGGCAGTAGAAGGCAGTGGACACGTAGCAAACTTTAGAATTACCAGTGATGATCAAAACGCACCCTATGCAATTAACGGCTTATACGTTGATTACGTCCCATCAGGCAGGAGATAACCAGACATGGCAGGAACAAGTTATACACGACAAAGCACACTTACAGATGGCGATACAATCACAGCCGCTCTTTTCAATGACGAATACAATAAACTTGTATCTGCGTTTGCATACACTACTACTGGCACTACCGGACACCAACACGATGGTGGCGCAGGAGAAGGTGGAAACATTGCGATTATTGGTGATCAAAACTTCTTAAACAAGATTGTAGTTGATACTACTAACAATCGTTGGGGAGTCTTTGTAGAGGTTAGTGGTTCAGCAGTCGAGCAGATCCGCATCCAAGATGGTGCAATCGTTCCTGTTACTGATAGTGATATAGATTTAGGTACAAGTTCTTTAGAGTTTAAAGACGGCTACTTTGATGGAACAATCCACGTAGACACCTTAGACGTAGACGCTAACGCAACCATTGCAGGTACTCTAGGAGTAACAGGCAACACAACGGTTGGCGGCACACTAGGTATAACAGGCAACACAACTATCGGTGGAACTCTTGTAGTTACTGGTACTACAACGCTTAATGGCGGTACGCTTACTCTAGGTGACGCGGCAAGCGATAATGTTGTATTCGGTGCTGATGTAAACAGTAATATTATTCCTAATACTGACAGTGCATTTGACCTTGGAAGCTCTTCGCAGGAATGGAGAGACTTGTATCTTGATGGCACTGCACACATAGATACACTAGATGTAGATGTAAACGCAACCATTGCAGGTACTCTTGGCGTTACAGGTGTCTTGACAGGAACAAGCCTTGATATTTCTGGAAACATTGATGTAGATGGAACTACCAACCTTGATGTTGTTGACATTGATGGTGCGGTAGATATGGCTACAACACTTGCAGTAGCAGGTAACGTAGATTTTAACGGCGCTTTAGATGTCGCAGGAACTACAAACTTAGATGTCGTGGATATTGACGGTGCAGTAAATATTGCGGCGGCTACTACTATTGACGGTGCAAACAAAGTTCAATTCCGCGACACAGCTATACATATTAGTTCTAGCTCTGATGGTCAACTTGATATTGTCGCAGACACTGAGATTCAAATAACAGCTACTACTGTTGATATTAACGGCGCTGTGGCGCTTAACGGTGCAATTACAGGTGCTACTAACATCACATTAAGTGGTGAGCTTGATGCGGCTACAGGTGACTTCTCAGGCGCAGTAGATATTGATGGCTCTTTAGATGTTGACGGAGTTACTAACCTTGATGTAGTCGATATAGATGGCGCAGTAGACATGGCTACAACACTTGCAGTAGCAGGTAATGTTGACTTTAATGGCGATCTAGACGTAGACGGCACAACAAACCTTGATGTGGTTGACATTGATGGTGCTGTAGACATGGCAAGTACATTAGCGGTTGCAGGTGTTTTGACTGCCGCCTCTTTAGACATTTCAGGCGATGTAGACGTTGACGGAACTTTAGAAGCCGATGCAATTACTGTAAACGGTACAGCTTTAGCAAGTGTTATTGCGGGAACTACAGTAAACACTGCTACAGTAGCTACAACAGTTACAATTACTGACAACGAAAACACAAACGAAAACAACGCTATTGTCTTTACAGCGGGTGGTGACTTAGACGGCGGTAACTTAGGCTTAGAGTCTGATGGTGATTTAAAATACAACCCAAGCACAGGCACTCTTTCTGCAACTAACATTTCTGTTAGCGGCACACTTAGTACTGTAGACTCAGTTACTATGAGTGCTAACAATGCTGTTGTGTTTGAAGGCGCTACAGCCGATGCACACGAAACAACTCTAACCTCTGTAGACGCTACAGCAGATCGGACTATTACATTGCCGAATGTTTCAGGTACAGTTTCTGTATTAGCTGTAGCAAGCAATACACAAATTACTTCAACGCCCGAAGAGCTAAACGCACTAGATGGTATCACAGCAGTAGTAGGCGAACTAAATGCTCTTGACATTGGTTCAACAGCCGTAGGCACAGCAGTAGCTTCTAAAGCAGTAATCCTAGATAGTAACAAAGACTATACAGGCATACGGAACTTAACTATTACTGGAGAACTTGACGCGGCCACATTAGATGTGTCGGGTGCTATAGATGTTGCAGGAACTACAAACCTTGATGTTGTGGACATTGATGGCGCTGTGGATATGGCGAGTACTCTAGCGGTTGCAGGTGTTGTAACAGCCAACGCAGGTGTAACATCTTCTGGTACAGGCACATTTGGCGTTTTAGCTGTAGACACGATGACTTTCAACGCCTCAAGCATTACAGGCACTTCAAACCTGACACTCGAGTCAGCAGGAGACATTATCCTTGATGCTGATGGTGCAGATGTTCGTTTCAAAGATGCTGGTACTGAATTTTATAAAATTCGAAATGAGTCAGGAGTAGTACAGCTTGTCTCTACTGTTTCAGATAGTGATATACATATAGTAGGCAACGATGGTGGTTCAGCCATTACAGCCCTCGCTTTTGATATGTCAGCGGCAGGTGCGGCTACGTTTAATTCTACGGTTTCTGGCACAATAGCTACGTTTAGCGGCGATGTAAATGCTCGTAATTTTACGGGTGTAGATGACGGCAACACATTCATAAATTTTCCGGGAAGCGATATAATAAAGCTCAACACGGCGGGTATTTCCAGATTTCAAATAGCCGCAGACGGCTCACTCAGCACCCCAA